CCCTTAGCAAAGCAGCAACTTCGTGCGCTGGAAGTCGGGCTTGATATGTCGCCAGATGAAGCGGGTAGATTGATCGTTTGGAAAATACGCAATGCGCTAAAAGCGTTGGTGGCTTGACAACACGTCACAAATCAGTCTATTTTGACACCAATCGAATTGCGTCTTGCAGAAATGCACGGCGTTTTTTGCGTTTAACCCACACTTTCAGCCCTCCTGAACGGCGAACCCCCGCAGCCGTCATCGCTACCAATGCGCGCAAGCGTCAACGCTGGGGCTGGGTCGTTTTCACACGGCGAATTGGTGGCGCGGGGATAAGGAGCCAACATGAGTAAATCCGCACTAGAAAAGCCGTGGCCAGCCGATAAGGTCGAGCGCCGCAAGGTTGCAGTGGAATCTTGTGATGAAAAAGGCTAATATTTAATCGACCCGACGGAGTGTTGTAGCACTCGACGCCGGGTCTAACCAAGACGATCACGGAAGGATCGAATATGGCTGATTCAACAAATACACCCGCAGAGGTTTGGCGGGCAATCCCAAACTTCACTGACTATTCTGTATCAAGCACTGGTCGCGTAATGCGAACAGCTGGCGGCAAGGGTGCAAAGCCCATGCGGATAATAAAACAATCCAAAGATCAAGGCGGGCGCTTGGTTTTCAACGCAAGCATGAGTGGAAAGGTTAAGCAGTTAAAAGTTCATAGGGCAGTGGCATTTGCATTTATCGGGCCTTGCCCAGAGGGGCACGAGGTCGCTCATCTTGACGGGAATCAAGAAAACAACTGTGTTGTGAATTTATCCTACTCAACGCCTGTCGAAAATAACGGGCATAAGCGAGCGCACGGCACTCAGCCAATGGGCAGCGATATACACTGCGCAAAGCTACGCGAATCAGATGTGGCCTCAATTCGCAGGCAATATCCTAAAAAGTCATATGCGGTTCTGGCAAAAGAACATGGCGTAAGCGTTAATTCAATAGTGCAAGTAGTAAAAAGAATAAGCTGGAAGCATATATGAGCCTAGAAATTGAATACCGCGCAATCGATTCTTTGGTGCCATATATTCGCAATGCGCGGACTCACAGCGATGCTCAGGTCGCGCAGATCGCAGCGAGTATCAAAGAATTCGGATTCACTAACCCTATCCTGGTTGATGGTGATAACGGCATCATCGCAGGTCACGGGAGGCTTGCAGCGTCACGCCAGCTGGGGTTGGGTGAGGTTCCTGTCATTGAATTGGCGCATTTATCAAAGGCTCAAAAGCAGGCGCTAATTCTGGCCGACAACAAGCTGGCACTTAACGCGGGTTAAGATGATGACGCGCTCAAGATTGAATTGGCTGAGTTGGGTGATCTGGATTTTGACCTGACGCTGACGGGTTTTGACGTGGATGAACTTGCAGGGCTGACGGCAACGGAAACCGAGGGGCTGACGGACGAGGATGCGGTGCCTGATGCGCCGGAGGTGCCTGTCACTGTTGAGGGCGATGTGTGGCTGTTGGGCAAGCACAGATTGATGTGCGGTGACTCGACCAGCCTTGACCACATGGAGGTTCTCACGCAGAGACAACTTGTGGACATGTGGCTGACAGATCCTCCCTATAACGTGGCGTATGAGGGCGGGACCAAAGAGAAACTGACCATTCAAAATGACAGCATGTCAAATGACGCATTCCGGCAGTTTCTTTGCGAAGCCTATTATGCAGCAGATGCTGTTATGAAAAGAGGCGCGGTTTTCTATATCTGGCATGCGGATTTAGAGGGATACAATTTCAGGGGCGCATGCCATGATGTTGGATGGACGGTGCGCCAATGCTTGATCTGGAAAAAATCAAGCCTTGTGATGGGTCGGCAAGACTATCACTGGATGCATGAGCCGTGCCTCTATGGATGGAAGGGTGGCGCAGGACACCTTTGGTCGACAGACAGAAAACAAACCACAATTCTTGAGTTTAACAAGCCTAGACGCAATGGCGAACACCCGACCATGAAGCCAGTGGAGTTGTTTGAGTACCAAATGCTGAACAACACGAAGGGCAGTGATCAGGTGCTGGATAGCTTTGCTGGATCTGGAACAACAGCCATTGCGTGCGAAAAGCACGGGCGCATGGCGAGGCTTATGGAACTGGACCCGAAATATTGCGACGTTATCATCAAGCGCTGGCAGGAGTTCACAGGCCAATCCGCCACGCTGGAATCCACTGGCCAGCCCTACGCAGACCTTAAGGCCGAGCGCGTTCCAGCGTGATACCTGCTTCAATAGCGGCGCAGGCAAGCGCAACGGTAAGGGGGATGGGCTTGCGTCCCAAGGCGTAGGCAGTTCCGCTGTTCGGCGCGATACCGATGCGGCGGCATAACTCGCCCCGGCTGATACCGAGGCGGGCTTGCAAGGCGGTGAAATCAGCGGAGGTCATAAAGTTTACCTTGGCGAAGGGCGTCAAGTTGAGCCTCTACCGATTCCATCGCGGCGCGGATCGCGGGGTCCATGCTGGCAATGTCGAGGCGCTGTGTCTGCTTTTGAAATTCAAAGATCATGTCGTTGAGGGCTTTGTATTGGTCTTTCATATTCTTGTCTCCTGTTGTGGGCTTGGCTGTTTGCCTTCCCTGCAATACTTATCGCAAATATGCGAAGGTAATGCAACACCTAATATCGCAAAGATGCGAAAATAATTGAGGCGGCTTGATTATGCCAGATAAAAGCAAAGGCGGCAGGCCAGCCCACAAGCCGACAGACGCACAACGCAAAATGGTTGAAAGCATGAGCGCATACGGCGTTCCGCAGATGGACATTTCCAAGGTGATCGGCATCGAGCGCAGCACGCTGCAAAAGCACTACCGCGAGGAACTGGACACGGCCACGGCGAAGGCTAACAGCCGGGTTGCGCAGTCGCTCTATAACAAGGCGCTTGGCGATGGATCTTCGGCAGTTACAGCGGCGATATTCTGGCTCAAGACGCGGGGCGGATGGCGTGAGACAAGCAACGTCAATCACATCTCTGAGGATGGCACAATGTCACCGTCTGGCAAGCTGAGTGAGTTCCTAAATGACAGAAAGCCCGGCGGAGAGACTGAAGGCACTACCGAAAGCTGAACGCGACAGGTTCGTAGCCAGCCTGACAGACGCCGAGGCCGATGCGCTGATATACGATTGGCGCGGTTTTCTTGCCCGCCCTGAACAACTCGCACCGGAGGGAAACTGGTCAACCTGGCTGATCAACGCGGGGCGCGGCTTTGGTAAAACCGAGGCGGGCGCGCAATGGGTCAAGGAACGCGTTGAGGCGGGGTCGCGCAGCATCGCTTTAATCGCGGAGACGCAGAAAGACCTTGAGGAGGTCATGGTGGCGCGGCTGTTGTCGATCTACCCTGACGGGCAAAAGCCAACGGCGCGGTTTAAGCCCGTGCGGATCACATGGCCTAACGGAGCGGTGGCACTTGGCTATAACGGCACTGAGCCGGACCAGCTTCGAGGCCCAGAATTTGACGCAGCGTGGGTAGACGAATTAGCGAAGTACAAGCGCGCGCGGCAAACATGGGACATGCTGCAATTTACAATGCGGGCGGGCAATGACCCCCGCGTGATTGTCACGACAACACCACGGCCTATTCCTGTTCTGCGCGAAATCATCGCCAGCGACAGATCGGTAGTGACGCGGGGCAGCACGTTTGACAACGCGGGCAACCTGCCAGCGCAGTTTCTTGAGGATCTGAAAAACCGATACGGCAACACGCGGCTAGGCAGGCAAGAGCTAGAAGCCGAGATGCTGGACGATCTACCGGGCGCGCTATGGACCCGTGAGATGTTCGACGCGCACAGGCTCAAAGAAGCCCCCGAAATGCGGCGGGTTGTGGTTGCGGTGGACCCCAGCGGCACAGGCGGGGCGGACGATAACGGCGATGACATTGGCATCGTGGTCGCGGGGCTTGGTATCGACGGGCGCGGCTATGTCCTGGCAGACCGGACTTGCAAGCTATCGCCAGACGGATGGGGCAGGCGGGCAGTCGCGGCCTACCACGAATTTAAGGCTGACAGGATCGTGGCCGAGCGCAACTTTGGCGGGGCTATGGTCGAGCACGTCATACGCACCGTTGATCGAGGCATAAGCTACAAAGAGGTCACGGCCAGTCGCGGCAAGGTCGCAAGATCTGAGCCTATCGCGGCGCTATACGAACAGGGGCGGGTGTCTCACGTTGGCGGCTTGGCGGATCTTGAGGATCAAATGTGCCTGATCGGGCAAGACGGATACATTGGTGAAGGCTCACCAGACAGGGCCGACGCCTTGGTTTGGGCGATCACCGAATTGATGACTAAATCACAACCGAAAACAACAACAACAACGGTCAAAGGATTGTATTAGATGGCCGTTAATTCGCTGCATCCACAAATCACGCGCCGAGTCCTCGACGATTGGCGGCTGTGCTATGACGCCTATCAAGGCGAGGGCGACGTAAAGCAACGCGGCACCACATACCTGCCCATGCCGTCTGGCTACACGACGCACTCAGACAACGGCATCGCGGCATATGCGGCATACAAGATGCGCGCTCAGTTCCCCGAGGTTCTGGCAACTAGCGTTGGCGCTATGGTTGGTATCATTCACGGCGAGGAAATCGCGGTCGAATTGCCCAGCAACATGGAATATCTGTTCGAGGATGTTGACGGCGAGGGAATTACGCTCAACGACTTTCACAAGAACATCACGCGCAACTTGCTGGTGTCGGGGCGCTACGGCGTTCTTGCAGATGCACCGGAGGGCGGCGGCGATCCATTCCTCGCAGGCTATCGCGGCGATACGATTATCAACTGGGACGTCGGGTTCTTCGTCCTGAACGAAAGCGAGGCAGTGCGTGATGGCTTCGTTTGGGCGCAGCAAGAGAAATACCGCGTTTTGCAGCTTGTCGATGGCGTTTACACGGCGACATTGCACAAGCCTGACGGCGAAACGGACGTAACGCCAACGCGACTTGGCGGTGGTGCACTCAACGCGATCCCGTTTGCCGTGGCGTCTGCAAAGGATATGGGGTCGGATCTTGAAAGCCCGCCAATGATCGGCATCGCAAGGGCCGCGCTGGCGATGTACCAGCTATCCGCAGACTACCGCTTGCAGCTTTACATGAGCGGACAGGAAACGCTGGTCGCAATCAACGGGCCTGCACCCACTGCAGTTGGCGCTGGCGTGGTTCACGAAATGCTTGGCGATGACAATACAACGCCGGACCTGAAATACGTATCGCCAACCTGCGCAGGTATTCAGGCGCACCTTAAGGCAATCCAAGATAATCGGACAATCGCCATTCAAGCAGGCGCGCGGCTGTTCGAGCAATCGGGGCAGGCCAATGAATCTGGCACTGCCCGCAAGATGCGGTTTCGGTCTGAGACGGCAAACCTCAAGACGGTAGCTCAATCGTCATGCTCACTGCTAGAGGCGTCATTGCGCAACATCGCGCGGATGCTAGTCCAGTCGGATGCGGTGATCGAGGCCATCACGGTCACGCCGCCCAAGGACTTGCTGGACGCCACGCTCACGCCGCAAGATGCCGTCGCGCTGTTCGGGTTAGTCGAAAGCGGCGGGCTTGCACAAGAGACATATTACGAGCGCATTCAGGCGGGCGGAATTGCCAGCCAAGAACGCACGTTTGATGAAGAATACGCTCTCATTGAGGGCGGCGATATTCGGGCTGACAGCCTGTAATCACCGTGGCGAGGCCACACCCATAACTTAAAGGAATTAAGCCGATGGCTTTGCATACCGTTCTCGACACTCTCGATGGCATTGATGATGCTGTTAAGCCCTTCTACACCGAAACAGACGGCAAGTTCATCTTGCAAGTGTCCGGCGTAGACAATCACCCCGATGTTGCCAATCTCAAATCAGCATATGAGCGCACGAAGGCCGACCGCGATGCGGCACGTTCCGAGCGCGATGCGGCCAAGGCACTCGCCAAGGACTTCCCCGAAGATTTTGACGCTGAAAAGTGGGCAAAACTCAAGGACGGGAAAGCCGACGAGGCCGCGCTTATCAAGCTACGCCAGACACTCGAAGCAGAGCGCGACGATTACAAAGGCAAATATGAAGCCGAGCAAGGCCGCGCGCTTAAAAACGCATTAGACCGTGATCTGACAGACGCGCTCAACGGCGCAGGCGTCACAAACACGTCATTTGCAAAAGCGGCGCGCACCATGCTGGCAGGCGATGTGAAGATTGGCGACGATGGCAAGCCCTTCGTGGATACCGACATGGGGCCGCTGGCCTTGGTCGATCACGTTAAGCGATGGGCTGCTGGTGAAGGCAAGGACTTCGTGACCCCCGCTTCAGGCGGCGGAGCAACGGGTGGCAAGAACGGCAACGCCCCAGCTAATGCGGAGACGTTCGCAAAGATGGGCGACAAAGAGCGCACGGCTCTATTCCACAGCGACCCCGAAACATTCCGGCAATTAGCCGGCTCATAATCTCGAAAGGAAAGCCTCATGGCTACCACACAAATCTCTGATGTATATGTCCCCGAGGTCTATTCCTCGTACACAGCCGTAAACGGCCCTGAAAAGACTGTTTTCTTTGACAGCGGCATCGCAGTTGCAAACCCCGCGCTTGCTGGCATGTTCTCAGACGGCGGGCGCATTGCTGAACTGCCGTTCTGGAAGGATCTGGACGCATCCGATGAGCCGAACTACGGCACCGACGATCCAACCGATATTGCCGTGCCTGCGAAGGTCACGACAGGAACGCAGGTTGCACGCATGGCCAGCCTGAACCAAGGCTATTCGTCTGCGGACATGACAGGCGAACTTGCCGGATCTGATCCCATGCAACAGGTTCGCAATCGCTTCGGAACCTACTGGATGCGTCAATGGCAGCGCCGCACCATCGCTTCGTTGCAAGGCGTCATTGCCGACAACGTGGCAAACGATGACGGAGATATGGTCAACAACGTCGCAGGCGCTACCAATGCGGATGTTGCGACCGGAACCCTGTTCGGGCGCGAAGTTTTCACCGCAGCGGCGTTTACCTCTGGCGACCACTATGACGATTACGCGGTGTTCGCCGTGCATTCCGTTGTCGCCAAGCGCATGGTCGATAACGACGATATTGATTTCCTTGCGGACAGCAACGGGCAGCTTACAATCCCGTCTTTCCTTGGCCGCCGTCTAGTTGTCGATGACAGCCTGCCCATGACAGCCGCAGCAGGCACGGGCGACACTGACGCCGCCGCGACCTACACCAGCTACCTGTTCGGCACTGGGCTCATCGGCTATGGCGAGCGCAGCACGAAGGTTCCGGTGGAACTGGAGCGTGAAGCGGCTCAGGGCAACGGCGCAGGCGTAGAGACGCTGTGGGAGCGCAAGTCGTGGGTGATCCATCCGTTCGGCACCGCGTTTACCAACACCACGCTGACGGACGGCAACGCCACTCTGGCGCAGCTTCGTTTGGCTGCAAACTGGGACCGCGTGATTGATCGTAAGCTGATCGGCCTCGCGGCAATCGTCACCAACGGCTGATTTTTGAAGCGGGGCGGCATTGTTCGCCCCGTCACAAAGAACAGCGGAGAATGAATATGAACATCAAGCAACAGCTAGACATGCAGGCGCGGTACACAGCGCAGGCAATGGGCGCGACGGCACCAACGGAACCAGAAGCGTTCACGCCAGAAACGATTGACGCCATGAGCAAGGGCGACTTGCGGGACATGGCCGAAGCCCACGGCGTTGAGATCCCCAAGGGAACCAATATTCAGGACATGCGCGGGATGGTCAAAGCGGCCATTTTCACGGGCTTGTAATGGCTGATATTGCATCATTCCGCGCATACGCCCTTGCAAGGGGCGACAGCGCGCCGACAGCAGCGACCGACGCAGACGCAGAGGCGGCACTTGTGCGGGCTGGTGACTACATCGCGGCGGAGTATGTGGCGCGGTTCCTGCCTGCGTTCGTGGACCCCTTGCCAGACGCCGTAGAGGCCGCAACGTATGAGGCGGCGCGTCTGGAGTTGGCAGAGCCTTACGTGTTCTCCAAAACCTACAGCGATGCGGGCGACAAGGTGCTGACAGGCATTGGCGATATTCGGTGGGAGTTTACCGGGCGCAAGGGCGGATCACAGGTGCCGAAAAGCACGCGGATCGACGGAATGATGAGGCCATTCATCGGCGGCAATACCAAGACGTTGTTGCGGTCATGAGCGGTTCGCAAATCGCCGCTGATGTCGCATCTGCACTTATAGAAGCGGGCGAAGCTACAGGCACAGGCGCTTACATCTGCACCATCCGCCGCGCATCTGCTGAACTGGATGAACCGACAAACCCGTGGGACCCGCCAGCCGACCCGGTGAACGAGCCGCAGCTTTTCCCCGTCACCGCGATTGAAAGAATGCAGGACGTGCGTGACATGACGGGAATGTTGGTGGGCATGAAAAAGCGCACCCTGACAATCAATGCCACGGGCGTTACGCCGCTGAAATCTGACACCATCGCCGTCGGCGTTGCGCCGGGTGATGTAGTTGAAGGCACCAAGTTTGAGGAAATTATCTCAGTTATGTATTTGTCGCCCGGTGAAACGGTGCTATTGTACCGGCTTGAACTTGCAGTTTGAGGAACCACAGATGACCGAACCCAAGATGACACCGGACGAGCTGGCGATGCACCTAAGCGATATTGCAAAAACACATGGCGCGGCGCTGACTGAGATTGAATTTCAAACATACACAGGCGCGGCTGTTGGAACGCACATCTACAGCGAAATAAAAGCATATCGGATGGATCACCCTTATACGATTCTTTCTGCAAGGCAGTAAGCCAATACCAAGCCTTTTGCATTCCCTGGCACCTAAACAGGGGCGACACCGCGTCTGCGCAGATCGTGGCATCCTTGCCGCCTGAGTGCTTTGCAGAGTTTGACCGGATGATGGAAACGGCGTTTGCGTTGGGGATGGCTATGAAGCCCTAAACCACTACCCACATCACAAACCAAACCAAACAGCCCTGCATTATGCGGGGTCATTTTGCATGGGGGTGCAATGGCCCGACCAACCCGACTATCTCGCCAGCAACAGCGCATCATCCGCGACCTGATTGCCAAGCACGACCCGCTGATCCGGCAGGCGTTCGAGGCAGCGGTGCAGAACGCGCACGGGGCAGTAGACTTCCCCGCATTGGTGCAGGCTATCGAGGCAAACAACCTTGCCCGCGTTGTGGAGATGCTGCGGTTCAATCAGGCAATGCTTTGGCCGCTAGAAGAAGCTATACGCACGGCGGTTTATGCGGGCGGCGCAGCAGTCACCTTGCCCAAGGGCATCGCCGGTTCATTCAGCTTTAACGGCAGGCACCCACGGGCTGAACAAATTATCGCAGAGGCAGGCGCAAGGCTTGTGACAGAGATAGGATCACCCGGTGTTGAGCCTATCCGCGCATTGATCCTACAGGCGCAGAAAGAGAGCGTTGGGGCGCAAGTCACAGCAAGACGGCTTGCAGGCGTTCTAAACCCCCGCACAGGCGTTCGTGAGGGCGGTATATTGGGGCTGGACGGCCCAAGGGCGCAAAGATCAACGCGGGTGCGTGAAATTCTCAACGACCCTGAGCAGATTGCGGACTATTTCAAGACGGTGAAGGGCAAGCAGGTGCCGCGCTACACGTCAACAGATCGGCGATTTGATAAGCAAGTGCGCACGGCGATTGCCGAGGGCAGGGCGCTGGACAAGTCAACGATTGAGCGGATTACCAAGGCCCACGATGCACGGCTGTTGAAGGCACGGGGCCAAACGATTGCCAAGAACGAAGCGTTTACAGCACAAGCCCAAGGACGCAATGAGGCGTATCAACAGCTTATGGACGGCGGCAAAGTCGAGAGTATCTCAAAGCGGTGGGATCATAACTCAGCGAAAGACCCGCGCCACGATCACCGCGCATTAGATGGCGTTGAGGTTGGTCTAAACGAGAGTTTTGACGTAGCGGGCGGCACAATGCTTTATCCCCACGACCCGGCGGCTGGCGCAGATCAAACGCTCGGTTGCCGCTGCACAGTGATATACGTCCCTCAGTATCGGAGGCCGGGAAGTTGACTATATCAATGGATGGAGTATCATTGCAGCGCGGATAGGGTAGCACCTGAAAAGCCGGAATATCCACCCGGCCTGCCGCGCATTTAAGTGGATCCTCGGGAGACGGGAATGAAGAAAACAAAGCTGCAAGTATCAGGTAGGATAAGTAATGCTATGTGGGTGAGGGGTTTTTGGCCGGACAATCTGCCAGAAGACCTTGATATTGAAATGGAAGCTTGCCGCAAATTCTATGAATTTTGCATCCAAATGGTAGACGCAGAAACAGAAGGGCGAATGGCGACCCTCAAGCCAAGACCCGCGCAGCAAAGGTGGCAACAGTTTGAAAATTTCGGCAAGTCATCATTAAAGGAACTGCAAAAAATCGTCGGCAAAAGTGACGCATCCGAAGCTAAAGGATGTTTCGACGTAATGGTTCCTCGGACCTTGTATTACAGGCTAAAAAAGATGGCCGAAGACGGTCAGATAAAAGACTAACCACACCACCCACATCATTGACCCAAAGGCCCCGTTAAGCGGGGTCTCTGGCGTTGGAGAATACGCATGGCACCCAAGACGTTTACCGCTCAGTTGTCGGACATCGCCGATCTGACCATCGAGGGTATGGAATACGTGATGCGCCAGTCTATCAGCGATGTGCTTGTAGGCGCGCAGGAAACGCAGATCGGCATCACTCAGGGCGCGACCACCTTTGTCGAGGGGAAGATCCCCGTGGGCACAACTGCGGAGTTAGTCAACAGCCTGTCCGTAGACGGTGGCGGCGAAAGCGCAGACGCCTTCGTTGTCGCAATCGCGGGCTTGGAAATCGGCGAAACCATGTCGTTTGCATGGAGTGCGCCACACGCCAGACGCATTAACAGCGGGTTTACGGGCACCGATAGCTTGGGCCGGACATATAACCAGCCGGGGCGGTTCTTTGTCGATGTGAATGCTGCGAAATTCCCCGCTCACGTCAAGAAACGTGCAAACGAGGTCCGTAGATGATTACTGACACCGCCATTTTAAACGCGCTTGGGCAGAGGCTTGCAACGCTTTCCCCGGCCCTGACAATCGGCTGGCCGAACAAGGACGTGCCAACCGGAACCCCGCATCCGTATTTGATATTCGCCCACGTGCCAGTGAGCCGGACGGACAGCACACTGACAGGCGGCGGAACAATCGTTCGCGGGTTTGCGCAGATCACGATCATGTCGGAGATCGGCGTATTCTCAACCGCTGCAACAACTATTGCGGACAGCATCGCAGCCTTGTTCCCGTACACGCTGCGCCTGCCCGTCACCGGCGGTTTCATCACCATCATGGGCCCGCCAGAGGTGCAGCAGGGCTATCCTGACGGCCCGCATTGGCGCGTCTCAGTGCGCATCCCTTACAGCGCGTCCTAATCACAACATCGGAGGCCAACATGGCACGCAAGAAAACCGCTCCGGCGGATCAAGAAACCATAGAGCAAGACGCTGCGCCAGAGACACCAAAGGCGGTCGCCAAGCCCGCTCGTGTTCGGCTGAAAAACACCAAGGCCAGCAACGGCACAGTCGGCGCAATCGCCACACCACTGCAAAAAGACGCTGCCGCATGGCGCGCAATCGGCTGGATCGACGCCGACTAATTGCCCCGCCTGCGGGCTGCGCCGGTAGCGCGAACGGTAGGCACTTCACTTCAACTTTGGACAGCAACACCCCGATTAGTCGGGCCTGTCCGCTTTGCCAAATGAAAGGGCAAATATCATGGCTACTCGGAATTCCATCGGAAAGACGATCTACTACTCAACAGCACTTCCAGCAACCAACGACAAGTCAGGCTTTGAGGCCCTGACGTGGGTTGAATTGGAGTTTCCACAAACACTTCCCCAATTCGGTGTGACCAACGCAAACATCGACGTATCCGACCTTAAAACCGGCTTTACCAAAGGCACCAAGGGCGCGGCATCCGGTGTTGACAGCCAAGGCTCGTTCCGCATCGACGGCAGCGCACTGGCAACAGGCCAAGCTGCGTTTAAGACGCTGTGCGACGGGCCAAGCGGCGCTTGCGCTATCAAAATCGGCACAGGGACGGGGGCAGCGGGTGCTTTGGTTGCAACTGACCCTGTGGAATACGCTCAGGGCTATGTTCATAGCTACCAAGAGAACCAAGCGACCGACAGTTCTTTCGAGGGCGCGGTTTACAACTTTAAGCAAAACGCCTTGACCGTCAAGGACGTTGAACCTGCCTAACTAATCCGCTTCGGCGGGTAATCGGGGGGCGGCGGAGTGGTTCGCCGCTGCCTCCCACATTGAACCGAACCCCAAGGATATCAAAATGGATTTTAACGCCAACTACAACAGCCGTGAAGCCGCTGAAACCGGAACGCCTATGCAGATCGTTGACCCGTGGTCTGGTGAGCCTGTGATGGACGGCGACAAGCCTTGTCGGGTAATCGTGCGCGGTACGGCATCGCGTTCTATGCAGGCTAAGATGCGGGCAAAGCAAAAGGCGGCTATGGCATCCAAAAAGGCCAAGGGCGACAATACGGACGATGAGGCGCGCGTCATGGAGGATGTGCATAACCAGCTTTGCGAAGGCGCTGCACCTTTCATCTTCGGGTTTGAGAACGTCATGAACGGCGACAAGCCCGCGACTGCCGAGGATGCAATGTGGTTCCTCGATCTGACATTCCCAGAAATGGGCGTGAAGGAAAACGCAGACGGCGAGCAGGTTACAGACAAAGACGGCTCGCCAGTGTTCGAGATGAAGAATAACCCGTTTGCAAAACAGATCGGTGAATTTGCCGGAACGCAGGCAAACCGCATGGGAAACGCGCAGAAGGGCTAACCCTTTACGCGCGCCAGATCGGCTATCTCCACGCCTTCCCCAAGGATCAAAAGCGATGTCGCTTGGATCAATGGAAAGATGCAGGCGTGGAGGACTTCGGCTTGCCGGAACTGGACGCAGAGGAATACCTGATCGGGCTGTTCTTTGATCTAGGCCCGACGCGCAGCAACGGCATGGTGGAAGGCCCGACGGACTGGGATATTCTTGCGCCGTATGCATCCGCCAAGGGGCTGGACGCCGACGACACCGCGATCCTGTCCGATATGTGCAAGGGCTACCATGCCGAGCGCGAAAACGGGACCAACGCGCTGGCAATCGCGCCGGTGGATAGGCCCAAGGCATCCCGTTAGCGGGGTGTCTGATCCGGCGCAGGCAGGCGGTCGCGGATTTGTTTAAGTGTCTTGATGACTTCGGAGGTGGCAAGCATCCCAAGCCCAGACGCCAGCAATGCGGCACCTTGATAGACGGTAATAAAATCACCGCTTGCAAACCCGACAAGTGTGAACATCGCGCCCGCGACTAGGGCGGCAGCACCTAAAATTCCTAAAATTCCGTCCACCATAATTCTCCATTGGTTCCGCACCCAACTTAGGGTCGCGGCCTATTTCTCGCAAGGATCAAACATGAGCCAGAATTTCGCTGATCTGATTCTTGGGGCCGATACGACTGGCCTACTCAAAGGCAAGAAGGCGCTTGAGGATACGACCAAGGCGGGTACGGCTACTGAAAAATCTGTTGGTGGAACCGAAAAGGGTTTCAAGAAAGCTGGCGACAGTGCAGGACGGGCCGCGCCACAGGTTGAGAAGTTCAACAAGGCAACAGGCGCGGCACACGCGGCTGCACTGAAGGCGACAAAAGCGGTTATTGGCATGGCTGCGGGGTATGCAGCGTTCGCCGCATCGAGCGCATCTCTGGGCAAGTTTATTTCCGCAACGGTAGAATCTGACAAGGCTCAGGCACAGCTTGCAGCAGCTATCACGTCAACCGGCGGCGCAGCCGGAAAGGCCGTGGGTGATCTGAACAATCACGCGGCGGCTTTGCAGGGCATCACGAATTACGGTGACGAAGTCACCAATGCTATGCAGGGGGTACTGCTGACATTCACAGCAGTTAAAGGCGACACATTCAACGCGGCCACAACTGCTGTTCTGGACCTTGCTACAGCAATGGGGACTGACCTTAATTCGGCGGCGCTGCAAGTCGGCAAAGCATTGAACGACCCTATACTTGGCATGACCGCGCTTTCCCGTTCTGGCATCCAGTTTACGGAAGCGCAAAAAGAAGCCGTCAAAGCGATGGTGGCTACAAGCGATGTTGCAGGCGCTCAAGCGGTTATCCTTGCCGAGCTTACAAAGCAATTTGGTGGGTCTGCCGAAGCCGCACGCGATACCCTTGGCGGCGCTCTGGCCGCTCTTGGCAATGCGTGGGGCGATCTATTCGAGATTGCAGGTCCAGCGTCTGAAAAGCTGCGGGCGTCAATTGAAAACCTCATTGGCACAGTGACCGACCCCAAGTTTGTGCAGGCGTTGCAAAACATTGGCGCGTTGCTGTTTAGCATCGCTGGCGTGGCGCTGGATGTTGTGGCGGCGTTTGGCTACATTGTTGGATCAATTTCAGGCGCGGTATCGGCAGTTTCCGGCTTCGTCCGTGATGTTATGGGCCTTACCACAGCAAACGAAATTGCGCAGAGGGTTATCGACAACGGAACGCTGGCAATGGGCGACCAGATTACTCAAATCCAAATCCTCACGCGGTCGACAAAAGAGGGTAGCATTATTTCCGAAGAGGCCGCGCGTGTGCGGCGTGCAGAGGCTGAATCCCTATTGCAGGTTCTTGACGCAACGCGCCTGCTAAACCAGCAAGATTTCAACCAAAAAAGCGGCCTAAATGAGGCGCTAATTGATGTTCAGCGCCTAACAGAAGAATTGGAGACACTGCGCACAGTAAAGGCGCGTGCGGCAGAACAGGGGCTAAACTTGCCGGGCATTACTGCTGATACAGCGAGCTGGAACGCGGAACTTGAAAATGCAGAAAACCTTTTAGCTCAGGCGCAAATCAAGGTTGAAGCCATCAAGCAGGTGCAGCGCGAACTGACATTCTTGACTGACGATGAAGTGGGGCGACGTCAAGAACTTGTGGACCTAGTTTCAATGCTTGATCGTGGAATCGTAAACGTGAAAGATGGTCAGGTATTTCTTAACGGCCAGTTAGTTGAGGGTGTTGATCTTTCTGGTCGCCTTTCGCGCACCATCGGCGGTATTGACTTCAGCGCCGCCCGGACGGGCGCTGCTCTTTTGGCCGCTGACCTAAATGTAAACATTGAAAAAGCAATGGCTTTGATGGGCTTTCTAAATACTACAGCGGGTATTCAGGCCAGTGTATTCAAGCCTAGGTTGGGGTTCGGGGGGCTTGGGCCAGCAGACCCAGATGCCGCTGACCGTGCGGCGGTTTCGTTCGGAAATTTGGGCAATAGCGCAGAAAGCGCCACTGCCAGAATCAATCAAATAAATGCCGCAAACGCGGCCCTTAGCAAAACGCTGACAGCAACTACTTCTGGCGCGGGCAAGGCTGCTGGGGAAGCCGCAAACGAGTTCGGCAACATGGCCGACGAAATCGAGCGGCTAGAGTTTGATGCGGACCCGCTCAAGAAATACAACGCCGAGATTGCCAATCTGGACCAGCTAGTGGGAGCGGGCTTATCCGATGGTGCATACCAAAAAGCCGTCAAAGACCTGAACGAAGAGTTCGCCAACAGCAACCCGACCATATCAGCATTCGGTGACGCAATCGGCGACTTCGTGGCGAGCGGTATGCGCAACTTTGGCGATCTGCTGGACAGCTTCAAAAACATGATCAAGCAGATGATTGCCACGGCGATTGCCAACCCGATCAAGCTGGCGTTGTCGGCTGCTTTGGGTGGGGGCGGCACAGCGGCAGCAGCGGGTCAACTCGGCGGCGCGCCCGGCGGCGGCGGTATCCTTGGCGGTCTGACAGCGGGCGCGGGGAACTTCATCGGCACGCTTGGCGGCGCGGGTGGCTTGCTTGGCGGCGCGTCCAGCGTGT